TGACGGTTTCCTCTGTAATGTACCCAACACAGGGCTCCAAGATTTTGTGTTAGGTCGGGGCAGGTCGCCACCCCGCGGTGTACTAGGACGCTGGTCCCGCAACCAGCGAACTCTCTTTGATTTCGGTGACCTGTCGAGCACCAGCCACCTATCCACTAGGTCCCGCTTTGGCCGACGCAACTTGCTCCCCGGATCAGGGCATATAATCCTGTATTCTTGTCGGTTACTCACAAGCACCCACATCTTCCACCCCCACGCCGACCCATGGACTGTCGGCGTGCTGGCGTGATAAATCACCATCGGCATAAGTGCGTGCAGGGCTTTGGGCAGAAGGTGCTTAGGCAGGGGGATCAACCCTTGTGGTTTAGGAGTCGTCAAAATACAAGTACCGGCCATAACTTGTGGCATCCTGTCCTGGACAGCAGGCCGGGGTTGCCTCTTTGTCACACCTTCGGGTACGCAGAGATCACTGGGTATGGCGCCGTCCCCAGGCATCAGCAGAGCTTGGCGGCGAGCCTTGCGCTCACTCATTAGGGGTACGGACGGACCGTTACCCACCAAGGTTACCTATCCCAGTTGGGAGCACTTATACGTCTCACACGGACACTGGCTGTGTCTGCCCGCGATCATAGACTCCCCATTAGAACCTTCCCCGTTGGATAGACGCCAAGGTTGTTGGACCGGTTACCCGGAACCCCTTACCGTGTCGTCATCGGACGCCACCTGCGCTGGGCCAGGTTGGCTGACTAACCCTCCACTCGGGCCTCCTGGCCCCCACCATGCACCCCGCGTTCGGATGGCACGCTGCTGGGTTGGCGGTGCACTCTTGTGGCACCAAGGTCGGCATCACTTCGACCACCCTTTCTCCAGCGTCGAGTGACCGTTGACCATCTCAGGGGGTTACCGACCCCTAGGCTACAGCCACACAGCCCACCACGACCGGTACCCGGGCTCTTCTCAAGTTCGGGGCTTTCATTTCTATTTCACCCTCAGACAACCCACGAGGGACTGCCACATCAAGAGATCGGCCCACCGATTCCGCACCCCCCTAGGCTTCGCATGCTAGCGTGCCCTTACCTGCTGTCCAGGTAATGTTGACAGAACTCGACGTTGCCCGGAAAATCCTCGTCAACAACAGTCGTCAACCCTTGTTGATACCGAGAAAAATCCGGGTCCAGCCGCCGTTCCAGGGCCACCTGCTCAGTAGGGCTAATACCAAACGCTGCTTCAAAGGAAAGCCGCGTAGCCCCACTTACAGGTCTTGCTTGCACGTCATCGCCCAACCTGGGAACTACCTCATGGAGGTGGTAGTCCAAGTAGTCCAAGGGTTCGGCAATATCCTTAAAGTGCCTGGTCTTGAGCCAGGCCTTATGGAAATATGGTCCCAGAACCGGGACGCCCTCATGGTTTATGGCTTCAGCCTTGGCAACCAGCTTTAGCCACCTCACCCCAAATGCG